TAGTTTGAGTCGACCAGCATTGAGCCAATTATAAATCGTTTTGAAAGGTAACCCTAAAACATGCGCAGCGGTTTCTGGTGACCACTTCAATATACCAATGTGGTGATTCAAAAAGACAGCGATAGCTGGTGTTAGCGTGTCATGACGACCACGTAGATGACGTTTTTTCAATGCCAACGCATGAGCAATCTCAGCTTTATAGGGTGTAACTTGATGAATTTCAATCGAAACGGTTGAAGGAGAGCGTTTAATAAAGCGCGCAATGGCACGAACAGAATAATTCAATTCGAGTAAAGTTTGAATGACAGTGCGTTCTTGAGATGATAAACTAGTCATGAGTCGCAGTTCCTTTATGGTTGTTTTAGACAATTACCATTAAAGGCGCTGCGGCTTTTTTATTCAAGTGTTCGGTTTAATTTTACAATCTACCTTATAATGACATATTATGTGAAATGGTAGATTTCGACCGGTTTAGATGTTTCTATTTAAGCAAAATAGCCTTTTTGTCAAAATAGAAGTGCTTTTTTGTCACTGTATTTTGAAATATAACTGTTTTTTCAATAAATAAGTCAACTATCAACCATTAGTTGACTGTTCAATGTGGTTATTTCCATTTTGGAAACTACCACTATGTACGCCAGAGCTGTTGGTACCACCTAGAGCTGCGGACATTAATTCCCCATCTCGACCGATACCAAATGGGTTGGTTTTTGTGCACGTCGGTAATTTATGTACGCAATCGCAGGCAAGCGACTGCTATTAAGTTGTGCGGACGTACCGCAATGTGAATGTCGGGGCTTGCACCCGAATAAGGCTGTCTCATTCACCCACAGAAATCACCTAACTAGTATAAAGCAACGAGCTGCAATCTTTTTACACGAGTTACCGTGATTGAAAGAGACATTATGTCGCTATGGTGGTAACTGAATCATAGTATGCTTTTTAACAAAAATAGTTAGGATAAGCAAATAACCGCTTGTGCTTTTATTTAGGATAAACACTAACCAATTGACAGGGTAAGGATTTGCACCTTACATGATATTGATTCTAGCTAACTATCCAGACCCCGGACAGTACAATATCTTATAGTCTAGCGTCTACCTATTCCGCCACCTGCCATAATGATAGATATTCCAACCTATCGTATTTTTACATACACAGTAGCTTTTTCCGAAGCGTGTGTAATTTACGACCGTTCGGTGTAACGGTCTTGGTTAGTCATCTGGAACTAATCTATAAGTACAGCTTATATTTAACGACTAATGACTAACCATATCACAACTGTGGGATTCGAACCCACTAATCGCGGCGCCAACCATATTGACCAATAGATTTTACGTAATCAATCAATTCTTTCGTAACTTCTTGATCATTTTTGGTTAGAAAATCTACTATTTTTTCTGTCTGTTCTTTACTCATAACTTTAGCAACGTATACAGTTGAGCAACAAATCGTTTGCGAAACCTAAATACCGTGGCTCTGCTGACGTTAGCAACTTTTGCAATTTTAACAACGTCATAGCGATTGAATCTTTGAAAGTATGACATTTCAACAATTTTTATCTGGTAATCATCTAGTTGAGCTATAAACTTATCAATTACCGCGCGATTATGCCTAATTGTAGAAATGATAGGATCATCGGAAAATTTAATCGCTTTGTTTTCATGTGCGTGATTTTCTGAAAAGCCACTTCTTCCACCTCCAATATTTTCATCAATTTCACCTTTTGACTGCTCTATTTCTGTTCTACGTTCCCTTTCTAATAAATTAAAATAAGGATATTGCTTCAAAACGGCTTCTACTTGTTTAGTTTTTGTGTGATTCATTTTAATTGGTTCAACTAGCATAAGCTCTCCTGCAACAATATGATTTATGTACACGAGTAACCGTGAAAAAACTCGTATATTTGCCTGCCCACATTTCTGCGCCTGTCTGGTTATTAGTTGGATAGAAACCACTCACACCAACGCGTTACTCCCATAGCACCTACTTCGCAACGTTTCCCTTGTCATTCGGTGTGTGTATATTACCATACACTTTTAAATAAATCAAGTATATTTACACATATTTTTCAAGGCCATAGCCAATTAAACCCTCATTGACTATTTTTAACGCATCTTCTGGTGAACGAGCAATACCGTGGATAACATTATCCTTTTTTAATTTAATAGAAAACTTAATCTGATCATCTCTGATACGTCCAGTTTTTGTCTTCATATCAATGAAAAATATCTGTTTATCTTGCTTACGATACCCGACTAAATCAAAGAATCCTTTTGGTGTACCAGAGCTGAAAGGTCTACCGTCTCTTGTAATAACAGTTCCTGTGTTAATTCTAAACTGCGTGTGACCATCTTTAGACAATGCAATTCTCGCTTCGTTTTGTATTTGTTGTTCTCTCATCAGTACCCCAAATCATCTAATTTAACACCGCGTGCTATTTCTTCCATTTTCAAAGATATGCCGTAATAGTAGACCTTGCCGTGCGATCGTTTCTTCTCAAATTTAGTTCCTAATTCACGTCCTAACTTTTTGTTAGTCATATCAACACCGTGTAACCTTTTCCACGTATCAAAGCGTGTTGCAATTTCTTTAAATTCCGTGCGGTCATCTTTTGAATAATCAAAATATTCTTCAATAAATGCCTGCACATCGTCCATTTCATCACGGTATTCATTAGTTTCATTCAAAACAACTGGTAGTGGATTAAGTCCGTCACGTTGCCATTTCATTGTGCCTTCTTGAATCCATGCAAGGATTGCATCAGCTTCCGTACGTAACTTATCTTCCAGCTTTTTATCCATATTTTCAGCTTTCACTTGATTTCTGAATGGAATAAAAATCAAACGTCTCCAAATACCGTCATCAGTACCATTGATAATTGGTTTGTGGTTAGTCATCATGAAGATTGTTCCAGTTGGTCTGAACTCAATTTCATTACTGTGCAACTTACGAGCCGTGATAGTATCTTTACTGGTAATTTTCTTAACGAGACCTTCTGCAAGTGGTTTACCTTCTTCTGGCTCTGATAGAACCATTAGGCGTGCGCCTTTCATTCGTGCAATATCACCGCTTGGACCACCCGAATTACGTGAACGACTGGCAAAAACAGTTTCTGGATCAACGTTTATTGAATAATCTCCCAACACATAATCAATCGTGTTCATAAATACAGATTTACCGTTTTTACCATTACCGTGCAATATGAACATCACTTCTTCGTCCATTGTTCCAGTAGCTGCATAGCCCAATGCTCGTTGTGTAAATTCAATTAACTCTTCATTGCCTTTAAAAGTTTGCTCTAAGAATGCTAACCAGCGTTCTGGTGCTTTTTTATCATTATATTCAGCGTTAGTTATTTTAGTGAATCTATCCTCGTGGGTAGATTCTTTAACTGCTCCACTAGTCAATTCAAGTACACCACTTGGCGTATTCAGAACGCTCAATTCTTTATCAAAATCATCTGTCGTGACCGTGATTAAATTGCGCAGCTCTTTGATTGCATTTTCTTTAGCACTGTGTGACCGTGACTTCTTTTTGAATGCAGCTTTCAATTCATCAGGTGTTTTATTGCTATCACCCATGTTTTCTGGGGCAATCGTAAATTCTGGTTCTTCCTTAATGCGATCAACTGTTTTGTTCATCGTTTTTTCTAGCAATCGGTAATTATCTTCTTGCCACACTTGACCGTCATAATACATACTCTTTCGTGCGATGGTATCGTACAAAAAGTTATCACCATAATAATACTTAAAACGCTCTGCTAGTCCTGTGTCATCATAAGAAAAGAACTTTTGTTTTGGACTGTCGTCTTGTTCAGCAACAATTTCTGCATTGCCTGTTAAAAATGTTGGTAAATCTTCTAAATCAATTAATGGTTTCAAGTTTTTGCCGTGATAGACATCTGTTTGTTCAGAAATAGCCTTAGTCAATAATGCAATACCGTAAGTAGTCTGACCACGCTTCTCATTGTATTTATCACGGAACAAGACTGAATCTCTGAATATCTCGTCCATTTGTGCAAAGTCTCGTCCAGTCCAGAATGATAAGTAATTAGCCAATGCAAGGTCAGCTTCTGATTGGCTTGCATAATCATTTTCCCAACCACCGTTAATCAAATGTTTAATGCGTACACCGGAACTGCTTTCGTACATCATTTCTAGCAAGGCTGGTGTATCAATTCTTTCAGTAACTGTATTATCGACCACACCTAGATCAGCATCGATTTTACTTGCTTTCATAAAATACTTACGGTGTAAGCGACCAATCACTTCATCAGGCACTTTCATAATTGATTCTGATTTTGTGATTGTGTCACCTGTTAAAGCAAAGAAACGTCCATTATCATACATTTCAAAGTTGTTATGTCGGCGTTGCCCATCTGGTAGGTTTCCTTTGGCAATGATATGAATGCCTTCGCCACTCATAGACCTCTCTGTATAAGATTGTGTTGAGATAACAAACTCATCGACGATATTATTATCACGATCACCTTCAATAAAGGCGTCAACATCTGACTTAATATGGTCAATGTCAATTCCAAAATAACCGTTAGCAAAGTAGAACGCCAAACCATCAGCGTTAGCAAAGTGTTCCATAGCATTTGATGCTGTTGCGAAGTCAGACCACGTACTAGAGTCGTTAGACTTACCAGCGCCACCACTATAAGGGTCAACAGGCACTTTGGTATATTTATTTTTACTTGGTTGCCAAATCCGATGATACAGCCCCCATTGCCTTAGGTCTCGCAGTTCTTGCGGTATGTCTGTATAACTCATGTTGTCTCCTATAATCCGTATATTATCAGTGCACTTGGAAATGGTGCTGTATTCATTGGTCGTCCATCTAATTCAAATTTCAAACGTCCCTTAATAAATTTAACTGTCGCCTTATCCTGAATGTACTCATGCCAATACTTTGTATCAGTTCTCGATGGTATCAACATCACGATAAATCTATTTGGATCACGCAAATGTTCTTCATACGCTTTTTTGATAAACTCGCCGATATGTCGTCCGTAGGGTGGGTTCATAAACACATTGCCCCCCCATTTTTGTTCTAGCGCATCATCGTCTTCTGTAAAATAAGTATCAACTTTATGGTTTGTATCGCTCGCACAGGCATCTAAATCAAACTTGAATTTTCTATTCAACTTATCAAAGTAATCTTTGGGCGTTTCCCAAACCATGCTTTTTGAGCTGAATAATGCTTTGCTATTCATTAGTTAACCACCTTAATTGTTTCTGGATGCAGCCAAGCATGCATCAATTCATTTTCGCGTTCTCTTCGCCATCCCCAATCATTAAATATTTGTAAACTAGGAAGAGATTTATAATGATCATTTTCAGGATCATTTAACTTAGCTATGAATACACTGAACCAAGTACAGTGTTTGTAAAATAGAAATAAATCTTTTTGTTCACTTGTCATTTTTACATCAGGGGCATATTTATCACGCAGTGATTTCAAAGTCCCGATCACTTCTCCTTGATATGCCTCCTGCCCACCATTGTCATCTATATTCTGTGACAACCTTTCAATTGCTTCATCAAATTTCATAACTCATGTTGTCTCCTTATATAACTAATGTTTGTGCTTCTCTGATTCTGTTTTCTGCTATTTTAAAATATGTTTCATCTAGTTCGATACCGATGAAGTCTCGATTAAGATTCTGGCAAGCAACTCCTGTTGAGCCTGAACCCATAAATGGGTCTAATATAACTGCGTGTTCATTGCTATGCCGTAGCAATAATTCTTCCATGAGTTTAATAGGTTTCTGCGTTGGGTGGCTCCCTAACATCTTTTCAGCCTTGCCTGTAATAGGTACTCTAATTTCTGAACGGTCGTACTTGTCAGACTGTCTGTTAAAAATCCATTTATTTTGTTTTTCAACCGCCCAAATAGCAAATTCATAATCAACGATATATCGCCTATCGCGGTTTCTAGGCATTGGATTAGTTTTTTCCCAACGAATAATATCTTTAACAACAAATCCGTTTTTCTCCAGTCTTTCAGCAATATCACCTAAATTGCGCCAAGCATTGAAAATTATGATAGATGCACCTTTTTTAACGATTCTTGGAACTTTATCTATCCAAGTAAGTAAGTCAGCGTTTTTGTCCCAATCACCGAAATCTATTCCAGCTCTGTTTAAAGACTCGAAATTATTCTTTCTTGAAATATTGTATGGCGGATCAGTTAAAATCAAATCAATACTATTATCCGGTATGTCTGAAAGTGCATCTAAATTATTCTCGTTAATCAGTTTCATAATATTTCTCCATATTGGGCTAACGTCTTTTCACCCATTGGCGGTAATCGCTATTTTCTGTAACCATCAATCAAAGAGATAATGGCATTGGCGTGTTGCTATTACAAATACTTTTTTGTCTCCTAGATTCATGGGTTTACATACTCCCATGTTAGGTCGCGAATGAATAATGCGTGTGAAAATTCGTCGCTTTGTAAATCTACCTCGCGAATCATCTGTAAAAAATTATTTTTGTTATAATCACCAATTTCGTGTATTCTAATTAAACTAAATTCCATAACTATTCTCCCACCTTCTCAATTTCCCAAGCTGGCGTTTGCCACTTTTTGATTTCTTCTAATGGTGCTGTGAAAGCATTATCTTTTATATAAGTCCATGTTGGTATTCCGCAGTTAAACGTCATATAAACCTCGTCGTCGTCTTCATCGGTTCCTGATAACCGATACAATTGCTCTTTAACCTTGAACTCGATCGCTGGATCATCAGCTAAATATCTAAGAATAGCTTTTTTACCAACATTGATTGATTTTATAAATTGTGCATTCAAGGTTATCGCTCCAATAAGAGATATACCTTCGTGCGCCTTAATCCTTTGCAATTCGTCAAATACTGATTGTGAAACTTCGTAAACCTTTTCCATTTTGTTATCCTCTTTCTGTTGTTCCATGAACTCTGAAAACTCGATAAATGGTTTAGAATCAGGATTAGACATACTATAAGTAATGTAATCACCTAAAAATAAAAATCTTCCACCACTTTCAAATATTTCTGCACTATATTTTTTGTCTCCAGCTGGCCAAGCATATCCCTGTTTAAACCAAACATCTAAAACCGACTTCCACTGCTCTAAAGTCGTTACATGTACTACTGTTTCTGTCATTATTTAATTCTCCGATCAGAATGGTAAGTCGTCATTACTAATATCAATTTCTGTATTACCACTAGCCGCAAATGGATTACTTCCAGAAGGTACAACAGGTTCTTTACCAGCCTCCCAAGTGTGGTTTACTTGTGGTGCTGATGTTTTAGTGATGTTGTTCGGGAACAAACTGTTTTGAACAGTTGTTTCACCGTTATATTCGTTGTCACGAGCTGAAACTTTAATGCGCAATGGCTTACCAATCAAACTGTTCATTGCTTCTTCTTTAGTGTTAAACTCACGCAAAGCCTTACCGTCTGTATTTAAGTGAGCATTGTTCAAAGCTGATGCAAGGTTAAATTCCTTTTTAACCTCTTTCAAATCACTGTCAGAAAGTGAGAATGTTGTTTTTCCAGCTTTCAGTTCGCTAATGTATAAACCAGTCTTTTGTTGTGTTTCCTTTTCTTCCAACTTACTGTGCCAGAATGGAATGAAAATATGAGCATTTTGTCGCGGTTGTTGAATGTCGTTACGGATCACGAAGTCAAAGTTTGTATTTTCTGAACCACTCTTTGTAGCACGTTCCTGAACTGATTTGATAATCACTTCATAAACTCCTGCTGGTACACCGCCGCGTGTGTTAGTTTGTTGTACTTCTGCCAATGCGTCTGTATCAAAGTCTAAAAATCCCATTGTTATATCCTCTTTATTTTCTTAAAATATTTTCAAGTCATCTAACTTGTTATTACGTTCTAGTGATTTTTGGCTATGCGCCCATTTAATGTTTGCCTTAACCTGTTCTATTGATTTTCCTGATAGTTCTGCGAATGGCTCATACCAATCCTCTTTCCAATCAGGTGTCATAAATATTGTTGCAAAGTAGCCATCTTTTTCTCGCAGTTTCAACTCATAACGAGATTGCAGAATTTTGTACTTTTGCATTGGTGTTTTAGCTTGTCGAACTGATAATCCAGCTAAACGATTTTTCTCAAACTCGTCTAAATCAGTTACTTTACTCAACTTAATATCGACAGCTTTTTTCTCTGCACGTTCAACAACCGTTTCTGTTACTTCACCACAGTAAGGACACGTTTTATATTTCGTTTCTTTACCATCTTCGTTAGTACCACTGTGTACATCTACCCATTCATTTGAGTAAAATGTCGCGAAACAATTGTCACATGTAGATACTGGCGCTTCAAAGTCACCGCTCTTTTTCTTTTTAGTACCTTTGAAGTATTCTTCCCAATCATGATCGTAATCAGGCAAGCCAAACCGATTAACGTTTCCCACAAAGTCTAATATCAGCGCTTTTTTGTTGGGTTGATAACGCATGGAACGCATACCAGCTTGAATGTAAAACACTAATGATTTAGTAGGTCTCGCCATAATAACTGTGGTTGCGTCTGGAATATTCACACCCTCACCATACAATTCATAGTTTGAAAGCATTTGTAGCTTGCCCTCTTTGAAATCTTGCATAGCTTTATCACGTGTAGCCTTTGGTGTTTTACTATCAATGTGGGCTGATGGTACACCGTTTTGATTAAACAAATCTACAATCGCATGTGAGCTATCAACTGAATACATATAAGTGATTGTCTTTTCATGTTCCGCTAACAATTTCCATTGATCATAGATTGAATTTAATGTTGCTAACTCATCCCCGACAGCTTCGTGCATAGAATCGGCGGTTGCATTACCAGCAGAATTAAATTTAATCTTATTGATGTCAATAAATGTCGGAACATAATAATCAAATGGCGCTAACTTATCGTGTTCAATTAACCACGGTATGCTTGGTCCAGTAACAATATCATCATACATATCTGTAAAGCCGACACCGCTCATGCGCCACGGAGTTGCTGTGAATCCTATTGTGGGGACGTTAGGGAATTTATCTCTAACTTTACGATATGTGTTAGCGATACTATGATGAGCTTCATCAAAAATTATTAAATCAGGTGGCTCCATGTTATTCATTCTATTAGCCAAAGTTTTGACTGTTTTAATAACCGCATACTCGAAATCAACTTCATTAAACTTAAAGCTATCTCGTATTTGATTTATCAATTCTTTTCGATGTGCCATAACCCACACTCTTTTGTGATGTGAGGTTGTTAATCTAGCCATTTCACTCATCATAGCTGTTTTACCAGAACCAGCAGCAGAAACTACCATGACGCTTTTCGAACCATTAGCAAGCGATTGTCGTGCGTCTGAAAGTAATTTACTCTGATAATCGTATAATTGAAACGGCATGTATCATTAAGCCTCCCAATCAAACAATTTATCGAAATCGGCACGCTTGCGACCGTCAATTTGATTCTTTGCATATTCGTTTGTTGAATTTGTCAAAGTCCAATATCGCTCTTTCTTTTCTTGGTCATATTTGATATGCGTCACTGCATGAACGGTTCCCATAAAGTAATTATTCACGCTATCTCGTAGATCAGGTTGGAATGGCGTAATTTTCTGACCGCTTTCTAACCAAATTTCACCGTTACGTTGCCATGCTGTGTAGATAACGTTTTTATCTTTCAATCGACTATCAATGTATGTCAGCATTTTAATTAGCTGATTACTGAATTTGCCGTAGTCCTGCATTGAATTGATACCGTGATTCTTACCTTCATCAGCCGCATTCACAAACCAAACTTTTTCTAGCGCGCTTAAATTATCAAACACAACTGTTTTAAATTCACTGTTTGCGACATACTCGATAAATTCATTTATTTCAGCGAGAATCTTACTGTAATCTTCAATGTAGAATCGCTCCACGACACCGTCTTTATCGACATTAACCAAAACCTTATCGGTATTATCTAAAGTAAGTAGTGCTACTGGACCCGGTGCAAATCGTGTTACTGATGTTTTACCATCTCCTTGTTTACCGTAAATCAATACTCTGAACGGTGTTTTAACACCTTTTTCTCGTTTTTTCATTTATTTCACCTGTGCATGTGTGCGTTCAATAACTGCCACACCCTTAACTTTTCCACCGGTATTGATAAACGCCTTTAATTTCGCCTTATCAGGTGTCTTTGTTTCTTTAACGTTGATAAATTCATCTGGAATACGTGATGTTTCTGGATCAATTTCAACCGCTACGCTACGCCTAATCGTGAATAGTGATGTGTGGGTACGCAGTTCTTTAACACCGGCTTTTTCCATAACAAACGCCACGTAATTTAGCAATCGTTCAAGTGATTTCTTTTCTGACTTAACACGTTCTTGATTCATTTTGATACGTGCGGTTAGAATATCAATTGTTTCCTGAATGTTTGTAGCCACGGAATATAGTCCGTCAATCTTTGCGTCTTTATCTAGTGAAGCGACTGTGTCTTCAAATGTTTGCGTATCAATTTGTTCATCTTCAAGCATCTTTTTTAGCTTGATTTCAAAATCAGTTAATTCACTCAATGTTGGCATTATTTTGTTCCTTTCTGGGTATATTTACTTATGTCAATGCGCGTAACACGATCTGGATCAATATTGACATACCTGCGATTGTATAAATCGTACAATTGTGAGTAAGTAAATATACCATCGTAGTATTGAAATAAATCGGTTTTACTATTCTCTCCGAATAGTCTGACAAATTTTTCTTTCCTAATATGTTCGTGAAATTTGTCGCCTATACCGTCAATACGAATATCCAAGTGTTCAAACTCTTCATTTATTTTATATAGTTTATACTCTGACCGCCATAACAATAAACCACTGATTATTGTTGCGTAAATCGCTATCCAAATCATTTATCAACCCTCCACAATCACGATTTCCATAAAACTAGCAATTCGTTCTTCATAACTGTGCAGCTCATCCAACTTACTTTGAATAGATAAATTAGTGTCACTCACTAATTTCAAACTGTTATCAATATCAGATAGCTTTGTTACCAGTGACTTTTTGATTGCAGAAATTTCTTTAACCGTTGCTTTCTTTTTCTTTTCGATTAGATCATTAGCGACCTTTTGAAATTTAGCAAAACTTGCAGCATCTAAAATGACATTGTTTGAAATACTGTATGCTGTGACATAGGCGTGGTCTTTAACATCTGTTACCACAACAATGTTTCCATTGCTCCACTTCTGAACATTATCAATTTCATTAACCAACCGTGGTTGTGAGTTGAAAAATGTTTGCGCCCATTGTAGTTGATTATTGAACACGTTGAATCGCTCACGTAAACGGTCTTTAAAGTGTTCTGTTGTTTTATAGCTGTTGCTTAGTTCTTTGTAGTTCATAATGGTATTGCCCTTCCAAATTTAAACAGCTTCAACTGTTGTGTTGTCTCTTTACTCAATTTATTTATGACCGCTTGTGCGTCAATCTGATTGCCATAAGTTGTACCAGATGTTTCCCACTCGTCATTATCTGTCTTGCGATAACCCACGATGTATACTTGTTTGTCTATTACTTTCATTTATCCGCCACGCTTTGCTCCTTTAACTATTCGTCAACTATCTTGATTGTTTCTGGGTGCGACCATTGCTGACAATAACATGCCAGACTCAATCTCATGCTGTAAGTTGTGTCCTATTTCAATCATTGCTGACCTCCGAAATTTTAACCGGAACAATAACCAACCTTTCAATAGTCACATCTTTTTCTATAATAATCTTATAGAGGTCGTGTCCATTCATCACTCTGCCACCATATAATTCAGCCGCACCGTTTTCGTTATATCCCATAATGTAAAACGCTGGCAATATTAGATCCACTTTGAACATCTGCGACTTCTTGTATCCCATATCGTTGAAAAGTTCATCAAGTTCTGATTGCTTTTTAAACTTGTGCAATCGTTGCTTTAGAATTTCAATATCCATTTCGTTTTGTTTGATGCACCTCATGAGGTTCTGATACATATGCTTTTTTATCCACATAATCATTCTTCCTCCACTGGTAACTGCACCGCTTCTGTTAGTGGGTTTTTCCAAAGCTCTGCCTCTTCTTTGGTGCCAAATACCTTAGCATAATCGAATTCCAAATAGTCTAAATCATCTAAATTAGATCCACTAAGAAAAAGATAATGCTCGTCCCCGTCTTCCGTTTCTGGTTCTTTACTTCTCACAAACCACTTCATATGGTGTAACTGTTCTGCTGTGTAAAGTGGTAATGTCTTGTCTGTTTTATCACCATACTTATCACTAATAGGCGTTAGACTTATATACGTACCACCCGATGTTCTTCTGATATATGCTACTGGTTCAGTCATTACTTATCTCCTCCGTGTAAAAACTCATGAATATCATTGCCGATGTCATCTGGACTGATACGGTCGGTGTCCTAGCTCCATTCTGCAATGTACTTGTCTGCTGGCAACACTCTGATGTGTCCGTCTGATGTGTGGACGGTGTATATTTCAAAACCATACGCATCAAAGTCACCCTGTTGATAATTTATTTTAGTAACCGTGACATCTAACGAATACCCACGACGGTCATATAAATTTTCACCAACTGTTATGGTGTATGGTTCATTATTACCATCACTGAATATCGCTCCCAATCCCACGCTCTGTAAGCTAACTATTTTCATTTTTTTACCTCTGGTAGTACAAACTTCAATTCCTTGACTTCAATATTTTTCATGCCGTTTTTTAGAAATATTGCAACTTGTCCTGCGTGCATTGCACTAATCATTTTTAATTCATAACCGCCTGGGTATTCTTTGATTAAAATACCCGCTTGCCTGTTATTTGCATCTACTAACCAATCAAAGCTAACTATCTTCATGACTAACTCCTTTTAATTTTGAATACTTTTCAATAAACTTAGCTGCAAAATCGTACTTATTACCAACATTGTCACGCCACATATTGATGTCTGCTTCAATGTGATCTATTGGCTCATCAATATACCGACTAACATTAAACTCTTTCATTGTCGTCCTGTTTTGCGGCATAACATTTACTGTGCTAAATGCTAAGAAATCATTTTTATCATTCAGTAGATAATAAACATTGTTGACTTCACGGCTTAAACTATCACCATGAATAACGATTGCGTTGATACCTCGAATTGATAGATTGAATAATAGAAAAGGTAACGCACGTTCTGATTTTTCTTCTAATACCATATAATCATCTGATGGTTCATAGAAAAATGGATTGTGGTTGTCAATCAAATCGTGCCACCAATGACGAATAGCAATACCACCTGTACCAGCTGCTGATTCAAAATATGTGTCTGCTTTCCCAACAAGTTTCGTCATAATGTCAGAAACGCTGTTTGGCGTGAAATCTTGCTTCTTAGTCTTGCGCTCGGACTGTTCACTTTCAAAATATTCGTGAAACCAATCAAACGATGTATCGCGCTCAACTTCCAAAAATGCTTTAAACGTTTGCTCACGTTGTTCACGATTCATCATGATTGACATTAACTTGTTAGGAACTTTAAACGCTTCATCAACACCTAGCAATTCATTAACTTTTTCGCTGGTTAATTTCATCTCATCACACTTTCCACAACTTGCCCATTGCTGATATGATAACCAGCAGAATAGGCAATCTTTTTAATCGTGTTCGCGCTGATCATAAAATACTGTGCAAGCACGTCTATTTCAGTAATATTACTTCTGACCAACGCCCTGAATCTGCGCTTACGTTCTGATGCACGTTTCCGTTCGGATTGCGCATGTGTATCAAAACAATGTGTAAACGCTCCTGAAACTGCTGCTTGCTTATTGACGCGTTTAATTGACTGTCTTTTATATTCTTCGATTGTCATTGTATTCACCTACTGACATTGCTTTTCTTGCCACCTGTTGCGATAATTTCTGTCTTCACATGATGTGTCTTTTGAAATTCATATAAATATTTCTTAGCTTCACGCTCTGTATCAAAAGCTCTCCAGAAATCATCATTCACATAAATGCTGTAATATGTTTTCATTGCTATATTTCCTCAATCTCAATTCTTAGATACGGCTTAGGCGTGAATATCTTTCTCGCTCTGCCGTCCACGATAAATCTGTCATCAACTATGATTAGCTTGTTTAGCCTGTCTTGCGTTGACTTGGTCAAGTTGTCCCAATCGCCTTTGTTTTGCTCTGTCGGGTAAATCTCATGGCTCAAAGCACGCTGTATCTTTTTCTTGCTCCATGACTTAGTTGGTGCAAAACCAAAGATGTAGTCAGCCTTGATTGGGACTTCACCATACTTTTTAAAGGCCTTATCCTTGATGATTTCGGCACGTAGTCGATACTCAAGCTCTTGAATATAGGCTTTTTCTCTAGCACCCTTAAACACTTGACGTGTCTTTGGATTAAACCGCGACTGGTTGTGTGGCGCTGGGTCTCCTGACAATTCACTTTCAAAAATAAATATCGTCATGCTTTCCTTTCTGCTCATTTGCTTTTATTCGTACTAAAACGCCTGTTTGTGACTTGCAAACATTAGTTTGGCATAATTACACTAAAACTACTTTTAAACGCTTAAATCACTTTATATTCAGTCCGTGTGCCAATGCTATTTTTTCGTCAATCTTGATGCCGTTCAGGTGGTGTTTCTGTAAGAATGTCTCAATCCCTAACGAATGTGCCTCCTGATGATGTTCTCGACATAATTGCACGGCTCTGTGTTTCAAATGGTTAGTCTTACGCCTGTCTACGCCTTGACCAATCGTGTCTAAATGATGTAGGTCGCTAGGTCTCTTGCCACATATCACGCAACACTTGTTCATCAGACACTGATATTCCCAGTGCGCTATTTCCTGTGGCTCCAGTTCATTCAACGGCTTCACACTCAAAGCAATGTCGTGAAGTGCTGCGTAATCTAATAACATGTTGATGAACTCGTTTGTGTCCGACTTGTTGCCCTTGACTACGCTCAGACTAAATTCGCCAAAGTCTAAACCGTGGTAATACTCGTACATACCGTAAAAGTGCCTTCTCGTGCTTTCTACAGTCTCTAACCATGCTCCACCTACTTGTGACAACCAAATGTCATTGAGTAGTGCAAACGCAAATCTACGCTGTTTTGGCGTTGGCTCACTATCATCACTAGCTACCACTGACAGAACTTGTTGCTGATTAGTTGCGTGATACTTCTGCAATGTGCGCAAATCTTCATCGCTCAACTGCAACGTGATTAGACCTTTGTTTGGGTCAACCTTATTCAGTTTTGCGAATAGCTCTGTCATTTACCAAACCGTACCTCCTTGTGATTCGTTCACCCAATCTGTCATCATGCTGTACTTTTTGTTGAAGGCTAGTTGAATCGTGCCACGCTTACCGTTTCTGTTCTTAGCGATAATAAATTCAACTGTCGATATTTCATCATCATCAGGTTGTTCTTCACCCTCATTGCGATAGTAGTCATCTCGATATAAGAAAGCCACATTGTCTGCGTCCTGTTCGATTGAACCACTGTCTCGCAAATCAGATAACAGTGGGCGTTTGTCTGTCCGCTGTTCAACGCCACGATTAAGCTGTGCTAGTGCTACGATTGGCGCATCTACTTCCTTGCTTAACACTTTCAATCCACGACTGATTTTAGAGACCTCATTAACACGATTGCTGTTGCGCTCGTTGCCTGTTTCAATCAACCCTAGATAATCAATCATCACCATGCCTAACTCGCCTTGCTGACGTTGTAAACGCAGGACACGGCTTCTAATATCATCAAAGCTTTGAATAGGTGTGTCATCAAACCAGATAGGCAACTTTGACATCTTGTCACTTGCAAATGTTAATCTGCCAATTTCGGTTTCGTCCAAGTTGCCATCACGTAACTTTTCTGACGAGATATTGCTCTCTTTGGCAAAAATGCGCTTGACTAGCATTTCATTGTTCATCTCTAGTGAGATAATCAGAACTGGCTTGTTTGTTCGCTTAGCACTTTCTTCTGCCATGTTCAAAGCAAATGCCGTCTTACCCATTGCTGGTCTAGCACCAATAATTGTGAGTGAGCCTTTTAGCAAACCACCAATGTATTTATCAATCGACTTGAAGCCAGTTGTAATACCAGCGATACCACCGTTTTCTTTCACAGATAGAATGCTATCTAGCGTTGGGTTCAAAACCTCATCAATCTTTTTAGTTGTGTTTGAACTAACATCAACGTCACCGTTTAAGAATGTTGATAGATCACTTTTGACTGCTTCAACATCATCACCACTTGCTAGATTCTGCATCACTTGTTGTGCTTTAAGATATAGATTGCGCTTTTTGGCTAATGAGTGAATCACCTTAGCTTTTTGAATAGCGTTATTTGCACTTAGACCACGTTGAGCAACGATTGATACAAAACTAATGTCTACACCAGCTTGGCTAATTGAGATTGGGTTTACCTCGTCACCGTTGTTAGCTATCTCGTTAATGACACTAAATGTTTGCTTAGCTTCCTGATTGTTGAAGTCATCAGCTTTCATCTGTGAGGCAACATCAGCTAACAGACCTTGAATATCATTTGACAACATCAAGTCGCCAAGAAACGATAACTCTAATTCTTCGTTATTCATGACTATCAACAACCTGTTTTAACCTTTCGTAGGTTTCATCATCACCAGCAACCAACAGCTCCCAAACGTCATTATTTTTTAGATCAGGCGTATCTTGCAAAAATACTGGTGTTCTAACAAAACCAAATTTTTCACTGTAAATTGACAAGACTTTTTCGTACTGCTCTTGTCTGTGCGCTAATAACTCTTTTTCTTTAACCGCCTGCTGCTTTTCTTCATCAGACTGCTTTTTAGCTTCACTGGTGGCTGTGTCTTTTTTGCGCTTGTTTTCAACTGCTTCAATGGACGCTAAGGTAAACAACTTTCTTTGATACCAGTTCTTAGTAATACCCCAAACATAAGCCGGTCTGTTATTTCCTTGATTAACTGCTATCTCTATTGCTTTTGATATGACTTTAGTTGCTTCGCTATAATTACTTTCATCAGCGAAGTCTTTGAGTTCATCGTAGATATTTTGAGAAAGAATACCACCGACAGACCCAAAACCATTGTTTTCAAACATAGCCACTATTTGAGAATATGATTTTTGTTTTGTATCTGTCTCTAGTTCTATCTCTTTATCTATCTCTATCTCTATCTCTGTCTCTGGTGTACGTTTGTCGTACATTTGTACACTGACTTGTTTTTGATGTTCAATATTCTTGCGATAAGCCTTGATACGGTCTGCTTCTGTCGAGGTTTTGCCTATAAAACTTTGAATGTCTAACATATAGATTTCGCCAGTTTCCAAAACTTCAATCAGTCCAAACTTTTTGAACATGTCAATCGCTCTTGTGACATCACCCAAACTATGACTAGTGACTGTTGCCAACATTTCAGTATTGAAAGGAATCCGCTCATTGAACATTAGCCGTCCGTCATATTTGAGACTTTTGAGATACATTTTTAGTAATATATTTGAGAATTTATAGCCGTCATTTGGAATACTCTCCAACAATTTGATTTCATCACTATCAAAGAAGTTTTCCTTGAGACGGATATAATAATATTTTTTGTTATCCGCCATGTATCACCTCTTAGAAAGGTAAATCTTCATCACTGATTTCAGTGTTTGAATTGCCGTTGAATGGGTTGAAACCAGTTTGTTGTGTTTTGTTATTTTGTGGTTGTGCTGTTTCATTTTGGGACTGTGACTTGCTTTCCAATAGATCGAAGTTATCTGCAACCAACTCATTTACATAAACACGTTGTCCATCTTTGTTCTCGTAGTTTCTAACTTGCCATGATCCACTCAAACCGACTTGTGAGCCTTTGTGTGTGAAGTTTGCAAAGTTTTCAACCGGCTTGCCCCACATTGTAAAGTTAATAAAGTCTGTTTCACGTTCACCGTTAGCACTCTTGAACTTTCGTGTAACGGCGATTGTGCCACTACCAACAGCCTTGCCTGACTGTGTATAGCGAACTTCAACATCTTTTGTTAGTCGTCCTGTTAAATTAACTTGGTTCATTTGTTTTCTCCTCTAACTGATTCATCTTTAATTTATATGCGTCTAAAATTGCGTGACCTTGACCGTACTGCTTAGCTTCCTTTGCTATCTGCAACACTTGTTCTTTTGAAATTGCATTCATAATTTCAGAATTAAAATCTCGTGACTTGACTTCCTCTTTCTTTTTGAAAGCTTGTTGTTCAAGTTCTAACTCATCAACATCAATATCAGCAATTCCAAACAGTCCCTGTAATGCATACTTTCGTGAGTAACTGCTAACGGCTCCAGTCCACTGTGGCTCACTCATTTGCTTTCTCTCACCCTTTTGAGTGTTTAACACTGGAACATCTGCCAACTCTGCAAACGCACGGCTGCTGTGCTTATCTGTGCCGTTTGTTACCTCTGCAATGGATTGGATAAAGATACGATTTGCAACCGTCACAATCTCATCATTCAAAGCAATTTCCCAACCACTGTCTAACGTCTTGAACGTTTGCAAAATCTGTTCTGCACTACGATATGTGTACTTAACTTGTTGACCTGCTTGTTTCTTCAAATTCATGTGGTTTTGAAGTTCAACGAATGTCATTTTATTACTCATACTTCACCCTCTTCTGCGTGTCATAGACCACAACTTTGTCTAGATCATCTTGAATTTTTTCGCCAAATAAATCTTTAAGTTGTTTTGGAGATTTTACTTCCACTGCGGCCCATCCATAGTTATTAACGAAGTCTTTTTTATTTTTATCGTTATCCTTATCGATTGACACTTTTTTGCTTTCACCGTAAGTGATGTGTTTGAACTGTGAGCCACTATCTAACCGCTCTTTCAGTTCTTTATCCACTTTAGAAATACCATTTTTCAAATGCTTAATCAGATAGACCAAATCTTCTAGTTGGTCGTTATCTAACTCTTGTAATTGCTCTTTGTCGTTCAAAAGACTAAGACCAAAGTTTTGTCCGAAGTCATCAATGATTGTTATTTCGTTTGCCATGCTTAATCTCCGTGTTCTATATTGTTAATCGTTGCATCTAACTCTGATATTTCGTTGTCAACCTCTAACATTTGGTTTTCGAGGTCATCACGCTTCGTGTACAAATCGTCACGCTCGCTATGCAACTTATCCAATAGCTCTTGCTTGTAACGCCAACGTTCGTCTTCAACGTCTGGTCTTCCGAAGTGTAATGCGTCTTGCGGTTCAATCATCTAACGTCACTCCTTCCGACCAGATAATCAATTGATACTTTGAAATAATCAGCTAAATCGAATACCATTGACGATCGTGGTTCGCTTTCTCCTGATTCGTATCTAGCCAACGTTCGTTTTGTTACCAACATTTCATCTGCTAATTCTTGTTGCGTCACGTTTCGCTCTTTACGAAGCTTACGTAATCTATCCATTTGCTTTTACCTCATTTCTTGATATAATCGAGGTATAAATTATTTTTCAAGACAATTTATACCTACTGCGCTTAGCCAACTCCAATTTTGCTAAGCGTTTTTCTTTTGTCAGAAATACTTGTTTGAGCTGCTCTTACCGCCCATTGCTTCAAATCTGCGTTGCTTTTCGATTCGTTCACGCTCCTGTGCTTCACCTTGTGATAAGCCTAGTACGAATACCAAAACCAAAATTACGATTGTTGCTACTACTTGTAAAAACCACATGTTATTTGCTTACCCTTTCAAATAAATCCAATGCCTTTTCGGCTTCGTCAATCGGTCTGTAGTTGATAGACAGCTCACCCTCTATCGCCTCACGACCTTTGCTAATTGCTGCCTGTGCGTAGTCAAGCAACGACTGCCTTATGTCTTCTAAATCTGCACTCTTTGACATGCCGACCTCTTTTCTAATGTTTTATTGTTTGTGTGGTGCTATCCTTTAATTACTGGCATTGCACTGCCTAGTAAATTGAAAGGAAAAATTTAAAATGAATTTAAAACAGATTCAAAACGTTTCGTTGTTGTATGTTCACGCTTTTGGTGTAAATCCTAAAATTGTCGTTAGTGATAAAAACAATATTTCATTTATGGCAAACTTCGTAGATTACCACGACGGTAAATGCTGGACTCATTACACCGATTCGGATGGCGATACACAAACTATAAGTATTGATCAATCCACAAATAGTGAGCAGATTATTGATTTTTTGACGGAATTTAAAAAGGCTCATTATATAAAATTTGCACATCGTTGGCCAAAGTGGTCTAACGCTGAAAAGCTTGAAAAAATAATAGACTTTATAAATTCATACAAAGGTGAGTTGATTGATATCAATGACCGGCCATCGAACATTGTATTGCTTGATAGTAATCAGCCATTAAAAGTCATTTTGTTCAAACCTAACGACGAATTCACCGTCATTGGAATGCAGTAGCATGGGATAATTTCTTAACTTATCAAGTGTTATTTGAAGCTCTTTTTCTTGTTTTGCAGCAAGTTCAATGAGCTTTTTTTGTTCCGAAAACCCCGTTAGTAGGTTGTTGATATTTTCCATTATTTTCTCCTTATGCTGCTTGCAAAAACTTGTTAATAAAGTATTGCTGACCTTTTCCGGTAACTTTAGGTGTCTTAGATACTGTGACACTGCCGTTACTGCGTGCGATTGAGGTTTCCTTGATTTCAAACAATCCCAATTCCATACTCTTCTGTGTTGGCATGTTGTAATCTGTACCGTTACGTCGGATTAAGTAGCCGTTATCACGTAGCCAACTGAACAACCGTGTAGCACCTGTATCGACACCATTTTGTTTGAGTATCTTAGCCAATTCACCAACAAGAACGCTTGTATGACTAGTTGCTACTGCGTCCGCAAACAAAGCTTTAGGTTTCATCTCGGCAATGATTTGGTCTTTCTGCTCAAGTAGTAACTGCGATGCTTTCAGACCAAGTGCCATTTGATAAGATGGATCGTTGGCTAACTTCTTGTAGCGGTCTTCGACTTGGATAAAGTAATCTCGTATTTGCTGACTCTTTTCAGTCTTCGACATCATAGCTACGTTCTTTGCCATGTCGACCGTGAGAGAATAATCTTGAAGTGGCTTAACAGCGCCGTTATTTACAACCGTACCTGAAAGTACACTTGTAAAATCAGTTCCCTCAACATACATTTCCCGATATTGTTCAAACCATGCGCTGAAGCGTTTCTTAACGCCTAATTCCTTGTGCAACTCTCGAGCGCTTACTCGTGTCTCGCCTTGCTCATTTTGGTTAATCTTGATAATTTCTTGCATATTATTTGCCTCCAAATCCACGAATTGAACGAGCGATTTGTTGTTGATTTGCATGACGAACTTCTTTGTCTAAGTCAGCCATTGACGTTTTCAAATCTTCGTGTGAATCAATAAACTCGTCTAACCAAGTTGCATATCTAACTTGTTTATTTTCCATATTGCTTACCTTCCTAAATTTCTCCCTCATACGTTTTGCCGATACTTATGCACGCTTTGAATTTTTCCCAAGCCATTCTTGGTATGACACCACCACGCTCATCAAACTTGATGTAAGGGGCATCCGGACGACTCAAGAAGTGTTTCCGTATTGTGCTTATACTCATTTGTTCGTACAATTCCAAAACCGGAATTGTTAAAGATGCAGGCCAACCTATCTCGTTGTAGGTTTTAATTTGTTGCTTACGTTCATCGGTGAGCTCAAATGTTTTAGCCATTCGTTCACTTCCTTTCTAATGCTTTAATTGATTTTTGGTGCTATCCTTTATTTATCAACGTACCGGTTGAAATAAATGAAAGGATAATGTGTTTTGAAACTAAACTATGAAGCTTTGCGTGCAGTGATGATTGAATTTCAAGAGGCTCCTCTCAATCCAGACGTCCACAACGTTGTACAATCGACAATCAACAAATACGGTTTTGCTACTGATGACATCTTATATGCTGTCAAACAAGCGATTGACGAAGGGCTCTTATCTGGCCACACACAACAAACGGTAGCTAAGTGGCCCGTTATGTTCGTCAGTGACATCACACCAGATGGACACAAGTTTTTGGATTCCATCATTCCAGAGACGGCTTGGAATAAAGTGAAGTCTGAACTAATAACAAATGGCGTACCTATGACCATTCCAACCATCACGAGAACTATTGCAAAACTATTTCTTGATAAATGATTCAACCAAGAAAGTAACTTGAACTTCCATGTAACCGTGGGAGTTTTTAATTGGCTGAACATCTATAACGTGTTGTTCATCATAATCAAACTTCTTGTCATCGATTGTTAATGAATTACCGTCATCAATCATTTCCATCTATCTCCCTCCTTTCTTGAATGCTCGGCTACTTCACTAGTTGCGCTTTTTTTGTGCGCTTAAGTGTCTTTTAGGACACCATTTCTTTAAAAAAAATATCCATAACTTCTTCTCTATTCAGATTGACAACCTTTGACAAAGCGACAATTTCATTCGCTTTAAATTCTCGTTGGTTGTTCAATCCCTTATAGAAAGTTGAAGTCGTCATCGGAATACCCATGTCGTTTATTTCAGAAACAACTTTGTAAACCGGCGTTCCGGTCTGTTTAATCAGACCAAGCAACATTCCTTTATTCATTTAATCACCTCCGTTTCCTTTAGGACACTTTTAATACTACGCCACTATTTTTTCGTTGTCAACACTTTTGTGTCTTAAATGACACTTTAATTTCTAAATTCATTTTGATTGTGTAATTTAGGACACTATTGTGTTATTATATACACATGGAGGATTCATTATGTCTATGCGCTTAAAAGAACGCCGTGAGGAACTTGGATTAACCCTTGAAGAAGTTGGGAAGCTAACCGGTGTCGGTAAATCAACAGTAAGAAAATGGGAAACCGGTTATATCCAAAACATGGGTAGAGATAAAATAGTTGCTTATGCAAAAGCTCTTAGAATAAACCCAATGGATATAATCGACCCAGAAAGCGTAATATCTGATAGCGCTATTGATAAAATAGTTTCCGTTTCATCTAAATTAAATGAAAAACGTCAGAATAACGTTTACAACTTTGCTAAACAACAATATAATGAACAAAAAAACGTTATCCCAATGCCTGTAAAGAGTGAAGTTTCAGTGTGTGGTGCAGTATCAGCTGGTACCGGTGAATATCTATTAGATAATAACCCTGAACTTGTACCCTATGAGGGCGTTGTTCCTGAACATGATTATGCCGTTATCGTCAACGGTGTATCTATGAGACCGTTGTTCGAGGATAAGCAGATTATCTTTGTTAAGAAAACGTTTGAAGCACGTAGCGGTCAAGTTGTTATCGCCTATTATGATAATCAGGCATACGTAAAAAAGTACGTCAATGATGAAAAAGGCGCACGTTTCGTTTCTTTAAATAAGAGTTATGATGATATGCCTATTGATGAAACACATGAGACACAGATTATCGGTGTTGTTGTTCTATAAACCGCTTTGCGGTGTACATATATATGTGCCGAGCGTCCACATTAAAAAGCTATGGAGATTCAAAGATGAAAGAGAAGAAGCCGGAACGATTAAAAGTTCTGTCTATTATTGCGATAGTTTTAGGGGCTGTTGCGCTAGTAAGTTCATGGATGCCTTTTGTTAACAATGGTAGTTTTGTAATTGCAATAATTTCGTTATTGTTTGGAATCGTTGGATTAATATTTAACTTAAAAAATAATAAGTTGCTATCACTTATTGCAATTATTATTTCCGTTATTTCTATAGCTATCGTGATAGTAACACAAGCAAGTTATAGTTCTGCTTTAGACAGTGCAGGAAAAGAGGCTGACAAATCAATCAAAAAATCTAATGACAAAACCAACGGTAACAACACAAACAAATATTTAAAAAATGTGGACGTTGACTTGGGTCAGCTTCAAACAAATGATGACGGTTACGGAAATATCGACACAAAGATGAATGTTAACATTAAAAACACATCATCTAAGAAAATAAACTACAGCTTTACCGTGCAAGCATATAGTTCTAGCACTACAAAGCTTGGTGATCCGGAATATATAGAGGTAGAACTGAAACCGAATGAAAGCATCCAAAAAACAATTTTTGAATATCTTCCGCAAGATAAAGTTCAATCATACAAAGACGCCACTTACAAAATAACAAAAGTACAAGACAATTCATATTAGTAAATGCCCTTATGGGCGTACATAAAAAAGCACACCCCAACCTGCAAAAGTTCACTGGGTGTGCTAAACATTATAGAGCGAACGCATGGGGCGTTCTATTAGATTATAACAGATATAAGCCCCCTGATAAAGGATGTTTTTATTATGGCTAGTTTTGAAAAACGCGGGAAGAAATGGCGTGCTGTTGTATCCTATACTGACGCTCGTGGTTTAAGGCAGAAAACAAGCAAAACGTTTGAGTTGAAAAAGACGGCCGCCGCTTGGGCTGCTGAAACTGAAACTAAGGTAAACGGTGGCTTGGATATTAACGCTGGTAATATTTCATTACCAAAATACTATAAGTTATGGACTGAAACTTACAAAAAGAACACAGTAAGAGAGGCTACGTTTGTTAAATACCACAGTTATTGGCTCAATATACAAGAATTATTCGCTGATATTCCCCTTAATAAACTAACTACGCAGTTTCTACAAACTCAAATGAATGAGTTCGGAAAAACGCACACTAAAGCATATTCTAAAGGATTTTTATCAAGTATTAAAAGTTCGTTGAAAGACGCTCAAATAGATGGTCTGATAGATAAAGATATTTATTCGAGAGTTAAGGCTGTTGGTTCTGTAAAACATACTGATGATAACTATTTATCGGCATCGGAGTTTAAAAAATTGCAGTGGTGGCTATATAAAGATAAAAATAGATTACTCAACGAACCTTTTTATTTAGCCGTGCTGATTGCAGTTGAAAGCGGTGCTAGATCTGGTGAAATATTAGCCTTAACATTTTCAGATATAGACTTCAAAAATAATACAATAAACATTGACAAATCATATTCTCAACTAATGAAAAAAGTGACTCCACCCAAAAATGTAAGTTCTGTTAGACGAGTTGCTATCACTAAAAAGTTAATTGACGTTTTGCGCTGGATAAAAGGCTGTTCAAACTCTGATCAGTTATTTGAGGTACCAATACCATCAAATACCATTATGCGTCGTATGGAGATCATGACAAGTGAATTAGGTATCAATCAAATTAGGTTCCACGGTTTACGCCATTCGCACGTTTCATACTTGCTCCACAATAATATCGACATATCTTACATCAGCAAAAGAGTTGGACATTTAAACGTCACAATCACCCTTACAACATACGCACATATTCTCAAAGAAAAAGAACAAGCTCAAGATGAACTTGTTCTAAAGATTATGGAAAAATAATTCTTGTCCCCATATGTCCCCAAAACGCTTGTAAATACTAGAATAAAAGTAGTTTAA